CATGTCAACATCTGGTAGATGGTCTTTAAGGAGTCTTGCCCTTACCTCTGTTTCGTTTCCAGAAAAAACGGTTTCACGAAGGACAGGCAAAGAAGCATCATTAATTCTATCAGCAATAAGAGAAAGTTGAGCGTTAAGAGGCTGTACTACGATTTTTTTATTCTCCGGGTACATCTCCCTTTCAATTGTGCTCATTTCTTCCCATTCCCAATCAGAACCGACACAATGAGAATCAACGTCAAGCCCGGTAAACGCTTCGAGAAGCCCAACCCGCTTGAGTAATCTCGTATCTCCAAGCATCGAGTAAAAAACGTCTGATATTATGCTTCTCCCGGTATCTGAAAGCAAGTATTTACCTATTTGATTTTCGACTACCGGCTTTAGTTCGGGATCATTCCACAAGTCTAAAAACTGCCTTTCTTTTGATGACCCCATGAGTAAAAGCCCCGGTTTAGAGGTCATCAAATCCCCTCTCATGTACCCATTTTTCCATCTCTTCACTCAGATTTTCAAGAACGCGCTCCTGTTCTTTAATCGTGGATAATGGAACAACTTTCTCAAGGAGAAACAGATTCAACAAAGATAAAATTACAGGGTCTTTTATACATTCAATGAATTGTTTTTGACAATCCGTGAGAGGCGCATCTTTCAGATATTCCTCAAAATAACCCGGCTTGATAATCCTAAAATTACTGGGGCTATCTTCGGGGAATGGGTCTAAACAGGTCACATTTAAACCCTCCACATACGTCTTTGAAAAATAGTAGTAACTATAATGGCTCCTGTTTGGTTCATAACTGTACCTCTATTTTATGAGAATTCTTTTATTTATTATTATGCTTCTAATTTCTTAGGAAAATCATTCGGGAAAGTGTTTTGAAACGCTAAAACGACAGCAGAATAGTTATTCATGCCCCGCTTCCGAGCTATCTTTTCAATAAGCTCAAAGTCCTCTTCTTTCACGTTGATGCTTTTCCATCCTTTAGGTGGCATACTACACTCCTATATTATGTATTACTACATAATTGTACGGAGTTGTATATAAACATTCCTACTCATCAAAAAAATTAAATAAAAATCCCCAAATATATTTCACACTGTAACCCTATAAATATAAAAATCTATATTTCCAAATAATCCAACGCTTTCCAATAGAAAAACCAGACTCTTCATACTGAATATATATTCTAATATATGTTACGAACTGTTAAAAATAAAATGTTAGAAAAGAAAACTTATTTATATTATGCATGTGAAAAATAGTCTTTGTACGTTGGTCAACTTCGTACAAAAAGAGTAATGCCCAGGGTTTTGGATGGCTCCTGTTTCCCTGGGCTTAAACTACCGGCTGTTTTTCAAAGGAATAGATTCGACAAAGGGGTCTAAACTGTTTTTCGTTCAGAAGTGGATTTTGAGATGTCCGAATCTCAGATAGTCGTCAACATATTTAAGTATTCTGATCTGTGCCAGATAGCACATTTTTATATATGCTAATTTTTCATAATGGCTGCCGACATTGAAAAGAAAATGTGATAAATAGAACATTTTTTAAAAAAGAGGAAGAGCGTTTTTCACTGAGTCACGGCAAGCGAATGATTAACAGCCTGTAACTCAGCTTCCAGCATGGCCTTCTTAGTCTTCAGGTGCCTAATGTCATCGTATGGCTTTTCATCGAGCTTCAAAAGAGTAACGTAGTTCTCAACAACCCACTGCCTCAGGTCGATCTGGTAAGCAAGAGTAGCTTCCTTCCTGGAGCCCATCCAGCAGACATGAACGCCTTTTGCTTCTAGCCTGGCAAGAATAGTTCTTTTCTTCTTGATCAGCTTCCTAACGTCAGCATCTGTCCGGGTTTTCTTCCTGTACGAGCTGCATGTATCAACTGGCTGAACCTGTGCATCAGGCTCGTCCGCATTAGATACACAACACCAGTAGGTCTGTTTTCTCTGGACCTTCTGGCAGTGAGCACAGTACTTACATACCCGAGGCCAGGGTGGGAAGTATGCCATGAATTCCAGCCTGCTGCATTCTGCGTACAGCCTGAACTCGGTGAACCTATCATCTTCCAAAAACCGGTCGAACTCCCTGTAGAACCTAGCTCTGCGCTCTTCATCAATGAGAGTACCATATAGATCGTTCAGAGTCTTCCTCTCCACCAGGACAGGATACCAGATCTTCAAGCTGTCAATGAATGCTTGATAGTCTCCAACCTGGTCCTGACCGGAAGAGGCTTTAAGAAGCATTGGCCTGGTAGGCAGGCCAAGTTCTTCTGATGTGTAAGGTAGCTGTTCATTCTGGGCCACAAGGACATCAGCTTCAATCCTGTTTGCAAAGGATCTGAGCTTGTTATACATCCTTTTCTGGAGAGTCTCAGAGTCTGGATAAAGCTGAAGTGAGTTGTGGATATCCTGGATTTCTTCAATGTATTTCTCAACAGATTTTCGAGGCATCAATCTACCTCCGTACTTTCCGGAGTAAGTTCCGCCCAAAACCCTCCCAAAAAGAAATACAGGGTTTTTTCAGGATTCAGTTTCGCCAGTGCAAATACACAGTCTGAACAGCGCCCACCTCGGTGACAGATAGCAGTACCTTGCGCTTCACAGGCTGTTACAGGGCGAGCAAATTGATTGTCAGATGCTTTGTGATATTCTTCAGCCATTCACAACGCCCTCCTTACAACAGTCGGCCATGATACGTACATGGCGCGGAATGTACCCTCATATTCACGCCTCCAGCGTACCCCCGACTTTCCCGCAGTTCGGGTCAGGACGGGTTGAGTAGGAGGTCAACATCGGTCTGAAAGCCGCATCAGGATCTATCTCCCTACTGACTTCTCCGGATACAACCTTTTTAATAAACCCACTAACTGCAGCGCGGCGTTGCGCGGGAGCATTTTTCCCTACAAGTTTTGTGATTTCTTCACTCCGCACCGAAACATGCCTTAATTTTGCGATGCGTTCGACTTCATCCCATGTAGTTTCTACGACGGACCCCGCATAGCTCAAAAATAATTTTCCATTTTCTTCACGGTACCTAAGATATCTGCTGTCACTGAACCTCTTCCATGCTAATTGTTTCCGTGGGCTCCTCGGTGTTTTTGGAGTTCCCTTGTTCATTACTCTCATATCGAGTTTTTTTCTGACAGGTTCAATCGGTTTCACGATAGTTTCTTGTTTTTCCAATACAGGCTCCTGTATTACATCAGCAATCTTGTCAAGAGCTGCCTGCAGGGAAGGGTCGGCAGTCAAAAAAACATCGACCCGGATAGAAAAATTGAAGTCAGGAAGGGTGTTACCTTCCTTGTGAGTGGAGTCCTGTTCCTGGGTGGTACTTGTGTTCAGTTCTTCACTCACTTTAATACCCCCTTCTCAAAATGGAATACTTCAGTGTCTGCGACTTCTGAAGCTCCAAAAACCCTATCCTGACACACCTGGCACAGGTTGCTTTCCTGTAAGTCATATTCTATCACCTATTTTCAAAACAACAGACGCGTTTCCTTCACTCTCGGCCCTGAACTGTTCAATTTCAGGATGTTCAACAGCGTACCCAAGAAGAGCATCATCGTTCCAGACAACTTTCCGTGCACCCTTCCGGAATATAGCCTGCCCGAAAGAGCAGTGATACGTTTTCTGGCGTTCGATAATCTCCTTCGTGCTCCTTTTCTCTTCCTCGGATAGTCTTAATTTTTCAATTGCTCCAGGGTTTCTTTTTCGGAGTTCTCCGGCTGTTGCCATCACGTTCTCACCTCTGAAATAACTTTCTGTAACATCTCCTCCGGACTATTATAATTACAAACCCAAATTACCCGCCCGGATATCCTCTTACCTTCTTCTTTGTATAACGTTTTTATCTTTTTCTGGTATTCAACATCAGAATATATATCCGAGTCCTCTTTGTAGGGCCTGCCTGTCACAATGACCGTAATGTCCGCATCTGGGAGGTAATCAGCAGTTTTGCGGACCCATTCTTCTGGGAGTCCGTCAGCAAGAGCATATATTATTCCTGAAATTTTTCCCCTGTCGCAGACATAAGTTTTCCGAGGGTTAAGCGTTTCATATACTTCAAGCCTGTTAACGATCTGCAACGCCTGAAACGACATAGGCTCAAATGGGTATTCTTTGTTTAGAATCTGCCGGAGCCGTTTGCCGGATTCATAATTTTCATTCGGGAATTTTATAAGCTCTGCATTAAGGGCTTTTGAAAGTGCAGCGCATAAGGTAGATTTCCCGTATCCATCCGGGCCCTCGACAATGATAATCATTTCAGGAGCCTCCTGATAGAGTCCGGTACTTTCCCAATCAGGTTCTCAACCATGTCTAAATCATTGTTATACAGATGTGCAGACGTTGAAACACAAATCAACTCTTCAAGAATTCCACCTGCTGGACTGATAACCTCATCCTGAAATGCTCTTATGATAGCTCCAAAATTCGCAAAATTAGCGTTTCCGTAGTCATGTGATCTGAACAGAACACGGATAGACACTTTATTTTTTTCAGTGAGTCTAAGCTGGAACCAGTTAAAACACGGGGGACTTGAAAGCATTATGTCAGTTGGTATCCATATAACACCGCATATCCTGTTTGATTGGATACCTTCTGTTATACTGTCTTCCAATGCGTCCTTTGTAGAATTTAACTGATTGAGTTCTATACAGTCAGCTATCCATTCATCATTAACAGGGTACTTTGTGCCGTCCCACACGGGTATATTTTTTAGACGCTGCCCGTAAGTATAAGGCTGCTCTCCTCTGTCAGAGTCCTTAAGCATCTCAATATATACCTTATTGGCAGCCTCCCCAAACTTCCACCCTTTCGGCAACCTGCCTTCATATAAGTCCTTTAGAGCCTTCCCGTAAAGCTGGACTATTGCAAATATCTCCCTCGCTTCTTTCGGCTCGTCTGCGCTCCCAAAATTAAGCTCGTTGCCCTTCTGGTAGATCGTTCTCCATAGATTTTCATTCAGGGTGTTGATATCATCAGACGAAAAAACATGGATAGGAGTGAGCATTATATCCCCCCCCACCAAGTCAAAAAAAAGATAATGGGTATCCCTGCGGCTAAAAGGTGTTTAAATTTCATTAAACCGCCTCGAAACATGCCAAACTGAATTATCAGGAAGCGCCTTGAGAACTTCCCGGCAATCTCCGATTTCTAATCGAATCATACTCACCCCTCCAACGGCGCAACCACACACCATGTAGCTCTGCCATCAATCTGGAAAAGAGTATATTCCTGCCCGGTATCGTCTTGAAAATCAAGCCTTTTTGCCCATTTCCCACATGTTTTTTCAAAACCGCAGTCACTGAGTGACGTATCATGGATTTCGCCCACGTTTAGTCCTCCCGGCACTCAGGGCAGAGGTTGCCATCCGCTTCCTGCTCGTCTATGTACTCCTGCCCGCAATAAGAACAGTATTTTTGTACGCGGGTATTTCTGGCTTCAGAATTCACTGATATCCCCTTCTGAATACAGCAAGTGCCCTTGTAAGATCCATACTAGCACGCTTCGCTGCTGCTGTTTTCGCATTGCCATACGAGTCCAAATCACTTCTTGCGGCTCTGGCTTTTTCTAAGAATCTTTCCGCTTCTGATATTGCCAGGTCGTAGATCTCAGCAGAACTCACTGCCCTTCCTCCTCGGTTGCAATTGCAACGCCTACCGGGCTTCGGATCTGGATTGTGATAGGAGGCTTTTCAGCGAGAATCTTAAGCGATTCCGCGATTGATTCAAAAGCAGTTAATAATCTATCTTCATAACTCATTTCTTCGTCTGACATTGTTTGGCTCCGTGAACTTTCTTAATCTCTTATTTTTGAAAAAATAACTTCCGGCATACTGCCCGGATACGTGTATGTAAGACTTTCTACATCATCCCAAAATGATAGATTATATGTCATTATAGCAAGCAGCGACCCCGGCATTATCCCAAATATAAACACCTTAAAAATAATGTCTTCTTCAGGTTCGTGCATTGCTTTCATTTTTTCAGACAGACATTCGAGAATTAGCGGAATGTCTTTACGCTCGAAGAACCTTTTTTTTGTTTTCCCATCGGTTTGAAATCCAATGTCTTGGGGGACATCATACCGCAGGTCTAACGATACTTTTTTTAGCTCCGACATTTTTTGACACCTGCTGAAAAGAAAAGTTATAAGCCCATGCCGGGATTTTAACCCATGTTTTATTTATTACTACATGGACATTATGACCAGCCTGAGGAGGAGGCAGGCTGGATTATTATTGTCATTTTGCGAGATTTTTACAGTGATGTCTTTTTACTCTTTTCTTTGTCTGTTTTATCATCGTCAGTCACCTTTTTTATTTCTGCTATTCGTCGGCTTATCGTCGCCTGATCTACATTTATATCATGTTTTCTATAATAATCCGCTATATGTTCTTGTGTTTTACCTTCTTTTAGAAGTGTTTTCAGCCCTTTTATTTTTACATCTTTTAAAGGGATTTGCTTTTTGGGCCTTGACATACTATATGATTGGTATGCATAATATATATAGTTATGCATAGAAAATATGATTAAAAATATATTATTCATTGGTTTTTTTCAACCCATTTTCCCAAATCGCAAATTGAATAAAACGCAACATACCGCCCCTTCACGGTACACTCCCCAAATAAAAAAGGGAAATCTGAATCCGGTCTAAAATGCCCGCAAAACCCACAAACCAGATTCATTGTAACCTCATTTTTTATAAATTATAAACGCACCCTCATGCCCGTCAGCAGTTTGTTTCGCGCTTTCCTCACTCTCGCAAGGAATAACGACATAAACTGTTTGCTCACTCTCGCAGGGAATCACAACATAAACAGTTTGTACGGGCTCCGGTTCGACAGGTAGAGCAGTATACCGGGATGCTTCAGAAGTCCCTCCATACATGCCTAGCTCGTATTCAGGGAATATACACGGGCTCATAACATCGTCCATAACCAACTGAGAGCCTGAATACCGCCCTGCTGTAGATTTCAGATGATAATCTCCATCTCCAGCGTAAAGTGGATCTATACGGATCTCCTTGGCAGGAGTAACCCCGTAATAATCTCTTACGTTCCCGGAAGTGCAATTTTCGTACACTTCAACAGATGTATATCTATCCTGCACAAGATTAGCAATGGCCGCCCCTGATGCCGTCCCGACTTCATTCGACTTCTGAGTATTCGTTATAATGTTTCTGTAGATCTTCGCACTATACCCTTTTCCCGCAGGAGTCGCCGAAACATAAGGCCCAAGCGAAACCCCATAACCCTTACATTTATCTATTGTATTATTTTTAATTTCTCCGTTCCACCCATCAACAACAACGCCGCCCACGCCACTTATTTTATTTTCATAAGGCATGTTTCCACAATCTGTTATCAAGTTGTTATGGATATTCAGGCCGGAAGCTGCTTGAATATCCTTATTCGCAAATCCGGCACACCAGATCCCCGGCCCGAAAGTTCCGCTTATGAAGTTGTTCGCAATTTCAACATTCTTAGAGGTTTCATTGACTTCAGTATTCTGCACCTGGATACCTGGCGAATACGCCGGGGAAAAATCATCGGTCCTTAATACAGTGTTTTCCTTGAATAGAACATTATCAGAGCCTTTACAGCGCAGGGCACTATTCGAGCGCAAATATGTTACATTTCCCTGTCCAAGAACATTCTTGCAGCGATCCACGTAAAGCCCTTCGTGGCCGCAACCGAGGACGGTATTTTGCACGTATTCAATATTCTCAGAATCTTCAAACCGTGCGCCGTCGCCCTGCGTGTTTTCTATGATTACATTTTGAATTTTTATGTTTTTAGCGCGGGAGAACTCTATAAAATTATGATATCCTTTGCCGTGTTTGACTAACTGTTTGTCAGCCCACCCATTGAATTTTATATTTTTTATTGTGATATCTTCAATAGTTTTTTCTACCTGCCCAAATACCGGAACACGTACGCCAAAAACAGAAGTAGGAGCCCGGGCAACGAGGTTAATTACTGCTCCTCTATCGCAATCTAGTGTAGTTCCCGAATTGAATTTCAGAGGAGTTTTAACGGTATAGTTTCCCGCTTTGCCTTCAGGAGCCGTGAAATAGATTTCCTCATACTTTTTACCGTAGCCGACTTTATCTATCGAACTTTGCTGAAGAGTGCCGGGGCTCATCGTAAGAGTTGACATACTATATTATATATAACACATACTATAAAAATAGTGACAGAATTAATCTCTTAAAAAAAGTAGGAGGAGAAACCGAGACTAAAAATTACTCCTCAATAGCTAAATTAAACACTTCTTCATCCATGATATCACGCCGTTGCACCCTTCTTAATGACGAACTCAACGAATGAAGCGGATAGCCGATACTTATTCGAAACATCGTGAACAATCTTGTCCTGATCTACCCTCCTCTGTTTCATAGCCTCGATGTCCTCCAAAGCACTCGGCGGGACAGGACGGTACTCACAAAGGTCTTTTCTATACCCCCAGACATCTCCCTCTAAAACTACAATCTTTTGCATGTTGAGAAACATGAGAATAGACTGTGAGAGCGTCTTTTTGTAGGACCTCGGAAGCTGGACAGCTTCTATCTTCGGGCAGGCTTCCACGATCCCGAAAATATCTTTATTTGACGGTCTGAAAGCAATATGTACGATTTTCTCATTAGGGGCGAGCGTTTCTATATCGGCTCTTTCGGAGATTATGCGAATTTTCAATATGAACGGCTCCTTGATTTTTTAAGTATGTGACATTTAGCACATGGACTATATAATATTTTACATATTTAAATAATTTTGTTTATATGTTGAAGTTGGGCATGTTTTGCATTTGATCCCCAAAAAGTATAAATAACATTGGGGATATAGTATATACTACAGGTGAAATACGATGAACACAAACCAAGTAGAAAAAGCAGAAAACTTTGAAACAGAATTCCCCAAAATCACACTCTGGGAAAAGGGCAACAAATCAAGAATGTATGTTAAGGATTGCGGATACATCACAGAAGACGGTGACGATGTGAAAGGACACAATAACGACTACTACAAAGGATTCTATTACCAGTATGACAGACCAGGGAAAGCAAACACTCTTAGAAGAGTAATCGATGCAATAACCGAGGAGGAATAAGCACATGTTCTACAAAGGAATCAAAACTGAGAATAAATGGAATAATGGAAACTGGGACACTCACTTTTCCATGGGTGGAGAAATAATAAAAACGGTAGAGTGGCGCGGATCTTTTGGAGATGATGAAATACGAAATGTGATTGACAAAGATATACTTCCTTTCATTTGAGGCTAAACGATGACCTCAAAACTTATTTTTTCAAATATCAAATCCCGGTCTGTAATATCTTTTTCGGATATAGCTCCATCCGAACAGAAAGAAGGACGGCTTAAGGCAGGCGCGGCAATAAACGGAATAAAAGATAACACTTCTCTAAAAATTGATATTCTCGTAATGAAAAAAGAGCATACGCTTATTTGCGCTGACTCGGTGGAATTCGATGAAAGTGATATCAGGAGAAACAGATACAAAAAACCTAAAAGAATAACTTATGAATATGAAGACATTTCTCAAAGTTCTCTCGATAAAAAACGTTTAGCTGTGGGG